GTAAAATGGATTATTGAAACTGGAGCTTTATCTAGAGATGAAATTAGAGAAATTTCAAGGCGAATTAGCAAAATGGTACAAATAAATTTTCCTCAACACACAAGTAAAATTTTTATAAAAACATCTACTGGCTATTATGGTGGTTATGGAGCAACTGTTAAGGATGTTAAACAATTAAATCAGTTGCAGGAAATTTAAAAATAAAGGCATCTGGAGGGGTGTCAAACCTTAAGGATTGTTTAGAAATGATTAAAGCAGGTGCTTCTAGAATTGGGACTTCTAAAGCAAAAATAATATATAACGAAAAGTAAAAAATGAATTTTAATGAATTATTAAAAAAAAAACCTTATAAAAATAAAAAGTTGTAAATTCAAAAATTTATACTAACTTTGCGATTAAATTTTATAAATGGGTTTATTTGGATTAAATTGGCAGTTTCCTATATATACGAGGAATAAAAGAGGTGATAGCTTTTACGATTATACAAGTGCCAATGGTTGGTATAGCCCAAAAAACAACCTTTTAATAGCACAAACACATCCTTTATTAACACCAGCTTTATTATTTGTTTGTAAATTATTTTCACAAGCTGAATTTAAAATAAGCAGAGTTAACAACGGTGCTGACGCTCCTAACCATCCAATGTTGGCTTTATTGCAAAAGCCTAATATGAATCAGACTCTTCCTGATTTATTAGAAAGTTTATTATTTACACAAATAGCAAATGGTGTTGGTGTTTTATATGCAAAAAAAAACATATTAACACAATCCGTTAATTCTCTATATGTTTTAGATTATTCTAAAATAGACTTCCCAGATACATTAGATAAAGGAAAATTTAAAAACGCATCACAGAAAGAAGAATATTTAAATACATTTATTAAATACGATGAAGATGGTGAGGATTTAAATATAAAATTAAAAGACTTATTATTCTTTTATGATTTGCCAAACTATCTTAACGACAATCCATTTGTTGTTTCTTCAAGATTAGATGGTTTAAAACAAACATTAACAAACACAATAGATATGGCAAAAGCTAAATCTATTATTATAAAATCTAACGGTAAGGAATTAATATCTGGTCAAAAAGATGGTTTTCCTTTAGGTAAAGATGAAAAAGAAGCGGTTGAAAATCGTTGGAACAATAATTACGGTGTTGGTTGGAATAAGAAAAGAGGTATTGTAACTAAATCAAATTTGAAATGGCAGAGTATGCATATTATAGCAAGAGATTTAGGTTATGATGAAGGCACAAAAACGGATGCAGCAGTTATATTTACTGCATTGCACATACCTAATGATGTTTATTCTATAAGTGGGGCAAAATCTACATATAAAAATGCAAACGCATCATTAATTAGCTATATTCAAAATGAAATGATGCCTACATTAAATAGCTTCATTAAAACAATATCTTCCTTATTACCTGATAATTACGAATTAAATGGAACATACAATCATTTACCCGTTATGTTGCCATCTTTAACTGTTCAATACGAAAATACTTGCAAGCAAATGAAAGCTTTAAGCGATGCTCGTTTAGCAGGAATACCCGATGAACAAGCTTTAGAAATGGCTGGTTTACCAAAAGACACTGTATTAAATCCAATTGAAACACAAGAAAATAATGGACAACAAGGAAATAGTAATTACTAATTTAAAGCAAACTATATCAAAAGGTGGTGATGAAAAAATGATTGAACAATTGAAAAAACGTTTAGTTATAGTTGAAAAAAACAAACAAGTAAATAAATAGTTATGGATATACCTAAAGAATTAAAAGGAAAGGAATTGTTTAAATTTCTTTTAGAAAATAAGGAGGATATATTATATGCAAAAAAGAATGAGTTTAAAAAAGCTGATTCAATTACTTGTAATACACCACATTTAGAACATTTTGCAAATAAGCAATTAACTGATTATGATGAAAACAAAACATCTATTAAAGTTAGAGCTATTATAAATACTACAAATGTAGTTGATAGTCATAAAGACGTTCATCTTAATGGTATTTGGAATAAATCAATTTCCGAGAATAAAAACATAAAATTTTTGCAAGAACATCAAATGTCTTTTAAAACTATTATAGCGGATAAAGAGGATTTAGATGTTTCTGTTAATTCCGTAACTTGGAAATCTTTAGGTTTTGATTTTGAAGGCAAAACGGAAGCGCTAACTTTTGATGCCGTTGTTAAGCAAAAAAGAAACAACGATATGTTTAAAGAGTATATGGACAAAAACGTTGACAATCATTCTGTTGGTATGCGTTATGTAAAACTTGCTTTAGCTATAAATTCTGAAGACGAAGAATATAAAGAAGAAAAAGAAGTTTGGGATAAAGTATATCCTATTATTGCAAATAAAGTAGAATTAGAAAAAGACAATTATTTTTGGGCTGTATCAGAAGCAAAAGTAATCGAAGGTTCCGCGGTTGTAATGGGTTCAAATGGTTTTACACCTACGGTTGATGTAAAGTCTGAAACAATATTAAGTGATGAACAAAAAGAAATAGATGCCATTAAGGAATGGTTAAATAAATAATAGAGCCGTTAATAAAACACTCTATCATAATAATGATAGCCGTAAAGACACACTATCATAAAATAAATTAATAAATAAATTTAAGAAAAATGAAACCAGAAGAAATTCAAAAAATGCTTGATGATAAATTCAAGTCTGTACAAGACGATTTAGCAACGGCACAAAAAAACGGAGCAACAAAAGAAGAATTATTAAATCTTACTGATGCTATTGAAAAAAGTGGTAACACTTTAGAAGCTTTTATTGCTTCACAAGAAAAAGTAGAATTAAAAGGCTATCAAGAACAATTTAGAGAATTCCTAATTGAAAAAGGGAGTGAAATTAAAAAAATGTTTGATAGCGGAAGTGGTTCAATTGAATTCACACCTAAAGCTGCTGCTACTATTACAACTGGTAATGGAACAGACCCAGTACAATTCCCAGCTGTTGCGCACAACAATTTAGGGGAAATGAATTTACGTAATGACGATGTTTTAGTTAGTCTTGCAAATGTAAGTTCATCATCAAGTCCAGTTTATTCTTACACGGAATTACAACCAAAAGATGGAGATTATTCATTTGTAGCGGAGGGAACAACTAAGCCACAAATTGATTTTAATTGGGTAAATCGTTTTGCTGAACCATTTAAAATTGCAGCTCACGAAATTTTAACAGAAGAAGCGGTAACGGATGTTGCACGTTTAGAATCTGTTGCAAACAGTTACCTTGTTAAAAAGCACAACTTATTCAAAGCAAACCAATTATATTTTGGAGCGGGAACAACGGGATTACCATCAGGTGCTACCGTTATTGGTCGTACTTTTGTTTCAACGGGAATGGCTAATAAATTCCCTGCTGGAACATCTAACTTTATGGATGTAGTTAATGCTTGTATTACTGATATTTACAGAACACACAACTACACGGACGAATCAAGTTATATGCCTAATGTTGTAATGATTAACCCTATTGACTTTTTCTTAGAATTAGTTGGAGCAAAGGATAATCAAGGTTTACCACTTTACCCACAAGCGGGATTATTTAACCAAGTTTCTATTGGTGGAGTAACAATCAAGCCTTGGGAAAAGATACCAGCAGGAAAAATATTTGTAGCTGATATGAAAATGATGAATGTAATTAACTACGTTCCTTTTTCTATTAGAATGGGTTGGATTAATGACCAATTTATTACAAATATGTTTACAATGGTTGGTGAATCAAGATACTTCCAGTTTGTTAAAGAATTAGACAAACAAGCGTTTATCTATGATGATATTGCTACTGTTCAAGCAGCGATTACTGCAGCATAATTATTAATTTTAATTTTAAACAATCAAAAATGGCAAAACCAAAACCAATAACATCGAAAAGTGGGGTAGTTAAAGTAAGTGCTGAGGAAATTATAAAAGGAAATGTAAAAATAGAATTTTTAAAAGAACTTGGTAGTTACAAAAAAGGTGATATTGTAGAATATCACGTTAGCACCGCAAATTCTTTAATCGGTAAAGGACTTTGTAAAGAAGTTAAATAATTAATAGCAAGTGATATGATAACCCAATCTAATTTTTACAAAAATGAAATTTATTTACCTAACGCTAAAAGCGACATAAGTGAGGATGTCCTAAGTATAGATAGCGAGTTAAAGGATTTTATTATTGAATACGAGGAAGAATGTCTTATCACTTGCCTTGGTTATTTATTAGCCAAAGAGTTTATGTCTAATTTAGATTCAACAAAGGAAAATGGTTTAATTGTTGGCGCGGACACTAAATGGGATAGATTATTAAATGGTCACGAATACACTAATGAAGATGGAAACATTGTTCAATGGAAAGGTTTAAGATTCGCATCGATAAGCGGTGGTTTCATAGATAGAAGTCTATTGGCATATTATGTGTATTATCACTATGAATGTAATTCTTACATCACCCGTTCAAGTGTAGGAAATCAAATACCCGTTGCCAAAAACTCTGAAACCGTAACTCCAACGCAAAAAGTAATTAAAGCTTGGCGCAAATTTGTTGAAATGGCACAAGGTGGATATTATCATTATTCTTTGACGCGTTATGATTATCCACATCCTCATTATATTCATAACAGTGATGGATATATATTAGGTGTTGATTATAAAGTTAAAGAAAAAAATAGGGGTATTAGTTTTTATAAGTTCATTGAGGATATGAATAAAGCCAATGGCGATACTTACTATAATAAGTTTGAACCAACGGAACATATTTTAAATGAAACCAATCAATTCGGAATATAATGTCAAATACTAAAAACGTAATTAAGGTAGAGGAAAGGTTAGCAGAAATGTTTAAATGCCTACCAGAATCTGTTTCCGTTAATGGTAATATGAGATTAACTCCAATTTTTGGTTATGGGGATAAGAAAGAGTTAAATGCTTTTTTGAAAATTAAACATACCGATAGAACACGAACACCATATCCTTTAATTTGGCTACTTTATCCTTATGGCGAAAATCATAGCAAAACGAATGTTACCGTTAATGGATTAAGTTTAATCTTAGCAACGCAAACAAACGCGTCTATGGGAAACGTTGAAAGGATGAATAAAACTTTTAATAAAGTTCTTTTTCCTTTATTAGATAACATTAACAAGTTATTTATAAGGGCAAACATTACAAGTTACAACGAGGAATTCGAACTTACTAAATATCCTAATTATTCGGATAACGAGTCAGCCGATGAACACGCTGGAATTTTTATATGGGACGCATTAAAAGTAGATTTAGATTTAACTATAACTGATGATTGTTTAAAAAATATAAGATTTTAATTATGAAAGAACAGAAAAGTAAAATTAAAACAAACGTAAGGAAAAAAAGTAAATACGTTGGGATTGTTTTAAGTGGCAATTTTAAAAAGAAGGATAAACTTATTCCAAAAGGAAGCAAGTATGATGCTATCGATAAAGATAGTTTTGAATATTTAATTAATAAAGGGATTATAGAATCTCTTATAAAACAATAGAAATGGACATAGTAAATATAGCTAATAAAATAGCTTGTGGCGGTACGGATACCGCTAATACAGGAAAATTAGGGTGCTTGTCGTTATTTGGCACACCCACTAACGCATTGTTGCTTAGAAAAGGAACGAAAATACCAGCAACAACAACTTTTAATGTTGCATATTTAACTCCTTTAATTCAACAAGGAACAATTGTGCCTTTAATTGGTGCATCATCTTTCGAGGATGTATCATCCGAGGACGCGTATTCAACTAACGCAAGTGGCGTTAAAAGACTAAACCTTAAAGGTTTACCAGAATATAAATTAATGTTTGAAGAAGGACACGAATTTTATCGTCAAATGAATAAATTACAATCTTTTAAAGGTTGGGATTTAATCATAGGTGATGAAGCTGGAAACTGGATATTATCTACAAACGCGGATGGTTCTTTTGGTGGATTTACGGCAGGTCATATTACACCTGAATTAACAAAAAGAAAAGTTCAAGGTGGAGATTCTGAAATGAAATCACTTTTAATTCAATTTACAAACCGTTTACAATGGGATGTTAATTACGCTGTTTTAAACGCGGGTCAATTGGATTTTTACGCGGAAGATGTACCAACGGTTAATGGTGTAGATTTAGATTTTACAGTAGCACCATCTAATAGTGATACTACATTATCTGTTACTGCTTTATTAAATTCTGACCACGATACTAAAGTGATTGGATTATTGGCAGGGAACTTTATACTTAAAGTTAATGGCGCAACGGTAGTACCAACCGTTAATGAAACTCCTGATGGAACTTATGTACTTACAATATCTTCAATTAGTACTGGGGATGTAATAAGTCTTGGTTTATGGGATGCGTCTTTAAATGTTGATGTAACGGATTTAACAAATGTATTATACCGTGCAACACCTTTATTAACTGCAACAGTAGTAGCTTAATAATTAATGTTTTAATATGTAAATCCACTTGATTAATTTCAAGTGGATTTTTTTTGTACTTTTGCATATATGAATATACAAGAATATAATAAGCTACTAAAAGACAATATAAAAGATATAGACAAAAAATTAAAAGACTATATTTATTTAAAAGGAGGTATTCTTAGGGCTGTTAAATTACGTTTATATAGGGGTATTGATGGTTCTGGCTCATCCCTTGGAACTTATGCTCCCGCTACAATAGAAATGAAAAAAAAAGGGCGTGATGGTAGGGATACAAAAACATCAAACGTTACATTAAGAGATAAAGGCAATTGGTATAAGTCGCTTTTTCTTAGATGGGAGGGTGTTGATTTATTATTAGATTCTACAGACCCCTCTAAAACACAATTACTTATAGATGGTGAAAAAAATATGGGTGGTTATGGTGATGATATATTAGAATTAAGTCAAGATGAGGTAGTAATGGCGGATAATATTACCGAAAAATTTATGGAAGAGTTGGTAAGTAAAATTAATAAAATAGATATTAAAGAAGAAATATGAGTTATTACAAAACATTA